AGATGCTAAGGGTAGTAACTTACAGAAAGGTTTTCTTGATCCAAGGTTACCAGATGGTGATCAAAACATATTTGGACATCCTGATTTTCCGGATGAAATTGGCCCGCGGCAATTAAATTTTAATATGACTAGTAGAGATGCCGGCCAGGCAGTTCCTAGAGAGCCTGCTACAATTGTACATAATGCTGCTCCAGATCCGACCCAGCATCCACAAGATTTAAAAATATCAGAAAGTGTTTTACTTAAACAAGGAGCAAAAGCTACAACTCATGACGCACATGTAAAAGGTGAATATTCTAATTTTCCTGTAACACAATTAATTAGTTCCCCTACTACTTCAAATCCAGCATTTACTGTTAAAGTAGTAGAAAATCCTGTTAGGTCTACTTTTCCGGATACAGGTTTATCTCCGTTAGATAAGAATATTCCTGAATCGTTAATTTCAAATACTAGAAATTTAAATTACCTTAAAGAGCCTACTACGAATAGACTAGCACGGGGAATGCGAGGAAACTCCAATTATACCGATCCATTTATTTCCGGAATTGTACATGAAAAAGTTCTTAATCGACAACAAGGACAAGTAAACATTACATGTGCATCAGGGCGTACTTGGTCAGAACCTTTCCCTCCTTGGGCGGCATTATATCCTTATAATCATGTTCATCAAACAGAAAGTGGACATATTATAGAAATGGATGATACTCCGGGACATGAAAGACTACATTGGTATCATCGTACAGGAACTTTTACAGAAATTCATCAAGTAGGAATTAAAGTAGATAAAATAGTTAATGATTATTATAATATTATTTTAGGAGGACGATTTACCCATGTTGAATTGGGAGATTGTGAAACTATTGATGGTAAACAAGAAGTTTATGTTAAAGGGAACAAACATGACAAAATAGGAAGTTCTTATTTGATTTCAATGGGTGCCGGAGCTTTTAATCTTGAGAATCCTGGAAATGATGTTATTGTTAATAGCGGTAATACAAATATAAAAGCTTCAAATAAAATTGATTTGAATTCGACACATTTTTATCGCTATGCAAAACACTCCCATAATACCACAGAAGGAGAACAATTAGATAAGATAGGTGGTACGTGGAAAATGGTGAACACGGGATCTATAAGTCTTAATACTACTGGTTCTTTCAGTAATCAAGCAGGTGCCTCATATGCTATTAACGCTACAGATTCCATATTTCAAACTGTTCAAGGAATAATGCCAGCCGCGAAATTCGATTATTCGATGAAAGCAACCGCGATTGCAGGTAGAATAGGAATAGAATCTGTTGAAGCAGGTCTTTCAGGAGGTATAGAATTATTTTTGGGTCCAGATGGTCTTGCATCGGAAATATCAATGTTACCTCCCGGCGATATTGTAATAAAATCAACTACGGGTGTAGATGGAATTACTGGATCTGCATTACTAGGAGATGTTAGTTGGTCAACTTTAGCAGGAAGTATTAAAGAATCAAGTTTATTATCCTCATTTGAATTAACTAAGTCTGGTGAGGCACATATGCAAGGATTGTTAGGACAGGTAAGTATTAAGTCTTCTGGTAAAATAAAGGTTCAGGGATTGGTAATTACTCTAAGACAGTTTATGGATGAGATAATAGATATTATAACAAAGCACACACATCCAACTGGAACAGGTCCATCTGGAATGCTATTACCACCGGAAGCAGTAAAATTAGGTTTATTAAAATCTTTAAAAGTTGGACAGAGTTTCGAATAATGGCATTAGTACCAAGTATAATGAAAACAGAATTAGGAATGTCTTTTATGCAGCATCCTGCAATACCTCTAACTCCAGGACAAAATATAACAAAAGCATTTAAAAATTATTTGTCTATGTCGATGAATGCCGGAGGACAACCGTTTGCTACTGTTATGCCAGAGCCATTTGGAGTAAATATTGGCCAAATTTTTCAAGGACAATTACCTGTAGGTGTTAGTATAGGTCAAGCAATAGGAACACAATTAACTTCTATGTCAATGACATATATGAGTACATTTCAGATTGGTCCGCCGGTTACTCCACCATCTCATATACCTGCGTTAATGAAGATGTTTTCGGAGCAACCAGCTTCAGGAATGGAATTCGGCCAAAACCTTGGAGGTGTTTTAGCAGATTGGGTAAAAACTTGGGTAGTAAGTGGGTTGCTTCCCGGTACACCGCCAGTACCATTTTCGGGACCTTTATCATAGAGAGAAATTATGGCAGGAGCAATACAAAAAGAAATCGGTGACATTGTATCAGAATTAGAATCTTCACCAAATAATCATTTACTTGCACGTGAAGGTATTTTAGATTCTATTACTTTGACAAGAGAATTCGCGCAAACCATGCTGAATGCTGTTTGTGAACAATTTACTTCTAGTACTTATTCCATTTTTCTTCAATTGGAAGATAGTACCGATACTCTACTTCTAGATGATACAAATTTAGTTACTCCTAATACATCCACCATGGGTGAGTTATTAATGGAAGCATCAGTCACAAATGCAAGTTATTCTCTCGCTACAATATGTGAAAGACTTGCACGACAAAGAGCAATATGTTATGGGGCAAGAGATATACAAACTGCTTTTAAGAAATTCATTTTTCCAACATATGAGGTTGTAAATGGTGCCTTAGGACTTACTGAACCAAATACATCTTTTATGGGACTTGCAGCATCTCAGATTTTAGATGAGTATCAAATCACACTAAGTACTACTCCGGGTACGACACAAACAGAGGGTAGTAATACTTTTAGTACTTTTGTTGGAGATTATTATCTTGTAAGATCAAGAGTAGATGGTGAATTAGTAGATGTTACTGAAAATATTGCTCCATATACAACACCTGATGCAGAGATAGTTTTTGGTAATACTATAACTTGGGGAGGTGATGTATCGGTAGAAGCGGCGGCTAATACTTGGAATTATAATTGGGCAAAAGCGAATATTGCTACAGTAAATATAATTAATGCAGGAGCATTTAATGAATTGACTACTCTAACATTAGATGATCATTTAACTCCAGGAAGTAATAATAATTATACTCCTGTGGGGCCTTCATTTGGAGGAACACATTATTTAAAACGACATGAAGATTCTGTAAATACATTCACTATTACAGGAACAGCTACAGCTAATACACAAGAAATTACTGAGGTTTCAGATGAAGACATGGCAAAAGTAAAACATGGAGATGTAATAACTTCATCAAATCTTCCAATTGGTTATTATGGCCCGACAAAGATACTCGCCGCGAAAGCAGCAGAAAATAAAATTAGACTTAGTGATTTAGTTTATGATATAGGTACAGTAACACAAGAAATGAATACTGTAACTTTAACAGGAGGAACTTTTCCGTTAACAACAGGAATTGATGGAGCTGTCATTACTTTTGCAGGCGGAGGAGGCACAATAGTTAGCCGACCGAGTGGTATTAAATTAGAACTTTCAACTTCTTCAAATGTTTATACACAACAAGCATATTCTATAACGTATGGAGGAAAATCAGAATCAAACGGTGTAATAACTTATACAATTAATAGTGTTCCTTTCAGTCATGCAAAAGATGATATTTTTTGTCAAGTTAAAATAACTGCAGAAGGAATAGTTAAAAATGATAATTGGAAACCTATTGGTAATGGTGTAGGAGGTTATAGTGGAACAGATGAGGGTCCTGATGATACGTTAACTGCTAATACTTCTCAATTTATTGGCCTTTTAGGATTTTATGATCCTAATAACGGTTCTGCTAATGCGACTAATGATTTGACAAAGGCTGCAAGAGATGATTTTTCATCTTTAGGTAAAGAATATAATGAGATATATTATCCTTATGTAGAATTAAATCCTTTTAAACCTGCTATAGGGCCTACTGCCGGAACGTATAAAGTAGAGAATGGTGAACTTACAGGAACACAACCTCCTGCATTGGGAAGACAAGATGTTTATTCAGGAAGATATATTCGTTGGGATAATAAGAGAGCGGACGCAGGTGGTGCATTACCGGAACATAGATATTATACGGACAGTGCTGAAAAATTTTATTATGAATTACCTGCTAATGCAGGATATTCTTCTGGAAGTAGTTCTGTTGCAAATTGGCCAATGCCAGCTGAAGGAGAACCCCCTCATTCTATTGATAAATCGGGATTATCGGGTGCTGTTACTAGAGTACAATCAACAACAGTTTCTTGTGATGGAGTATCAATTGGAGTTGGGGCAGCTGGAGCTGTACCAGTAGATGATAATACTACTACTCCTAGTTTAAGTGGAACAACCTGGCCATATAATGACACACCCTCTGCGGGACAGACTATAGGACATTATTATACAAAGGGTGCAAATAATTACATTTATGATAATCATTATAGAATTAATACCGTAACTGTAAATAGTGGATCTAATACTTGGGTGGCTACTACTCGTACAGATGTATCAGCATTTGTGTGTCGATATAATTTTGCACAAAAACACATATATGAGTCGGGAGGTAATGCAAATACTACAATGAATGCCGATGTACAGTTTATACGTGATACAGTCGGTGATTTACAATCAATTGTTTCTTTTCGTGATCCTATAATTTCAGGAGCTGAAGCAGGAGGTAGTGGAATATCTGATGCAGATTTTGATACTTATTTGGCTACAGAGCCATATGGGGATTTAGCATCACTATCAACATCATTGACAAATTACCGTAATACTTTTGTTGCTCAAGGTAGAACAGGGCAAAATAACGGCAATTCTGGAAAAGGGACAGCAATTACTTATTCCAATTCTGAATGGAGCTTTTTTCATACTGAGGTGGGAACATTCGGTAGTAATTGTGGAAAAAGAGTAGCAGAAATAGATGCACGTATTGGTGTTCCAACCCGTGCAGGAACAAGAGCACAAGGACAAGGAGCGCCACCCGCAATTTATGTATCTGGAATTCCTTCATCGAACACGACTGGCGGCCAAGTCCCTTATGGTAAATCCCTTTACAATAATGTTAATCATTTATTGGGGAAAGATATTGATCTATTAGGAAAATTGATTGGAGATGTTCAATCATTGAGCTCATTAATTGATTTAGTGAAAAAGGCAAGAAATAAATTTGAAATTTATAATGGTAGAGATAAGGAGTATAGTGATGTCTAAAAAAGCACCTGAATGGCAAAAAGCAAACCCTGAACGAACAGATATGAAAGATGTATTAAATAAGACGAAAAAATTAACTGAAATGTATCTGGTAATTCTCAAAGAAAGAAAACTACATTGGGAAACATATTTAGCGTCTGAAGCTGAAAAGGAAAAGGAAAAAAATGGCTGAAAAATTTGGTTTCGATTCATCAACGGGAACATTTAAACAGGGTGGAGTAGAATATGTGTTGGACAAGAGCAAAATCGATGCATTAACAGCCGGAGAAGCCGGGCCTGCTCCAGAATGGAAAAAATGGACAATTGCAGATGCAGGTTCAATTAAGCATATTGCCACAACTGCAAAAGAATTGGCTGAAGGTATGAGTACTGCTTCAGATTTCGCGACAACTGCTATGAAGATAGTAAAAGTGATTTCAGAATTACAATCAGCTAATCCATTTTTGAAGGCTTTAGAAATACTCGCAGATGAAACAATTAAAGCAATTCAAGATTTGAAAAATGCTGGATATTTTTATCTTTATGTCGATCCTTATTGGAAGAAAAATGTCCAAACCAAAAATATAAAAACTTATGGTTTTGAAATATTGAGAGACCAGTCCGGCCGGGAATTATATTGGAATCCTACAGTTAATAATGCAGAAGGGACAACGACATATAAGGCTAATGTTAGGAGCCGTGCAATGGACTCAGGTGGTGGCTCATTTAGAGACTATGAACCAAAACTAGCAATGCCACGAAAATTGGTGGCCGGAGGATGGAATCCTTATTTCAGAGGCGATTTTGATACTCCTGATCCATTTTTAAAAATGACCCCTTTTCCACAATATAGTGCAACGCAAGTGTTGGAAACTATGGCAGAAGCATTAAATGATGAAGGAGATGTTCCTAGATATAAAACAAATCAGTTGTCGGGTCCACCTTTGATAAATCCGGCAAAGGGTGAAATAGTATATGATGAAGACGGCGAGCCTTTTTCCGATTGGGATCCTAAAGTTAAAGAATATGGATTAGCGTTATATAATGTAGGACCATCACACGCAAACTATCAAGGTCTTACTGACGCTGATTATAAAGTCGATAGGGTACAACTTAATAGTTGCATGTGGTCAGGTAGACCAAATTTAAAAGGTAGTAAACTAAGTGGTGTCAGTTCTTCTGCTATAGTAATGCTTATAGCTGCACCTTCATATCAAGTATTTGTAGAAAGTTTTTTCGCATTTTCTAAACTTTTTGAAGAGATACCGGAATTCATGGAATCTGTTGGTGGAACCATTATGGATGCTTATAACGAATGGGGAAATCCTCCAACTCAATTACTAAACTTGACTATGTGTGATTCAAAATATGGATTATTTGCTGTGGGAGATGTTATAAGAGGAATCCATTTTGGAGGGTTAGGTGAAATAATACAAGTTGTTAGCAAAGAAGACACTTCAATTGTTTCTACTGTTTTAACTACAGAAACAGCTGATATGGGAGACACAAGAGAAAGATTAAGAGAAGAAAATATGAATGCAGATGGACGTTTTCAGGATATGTTAGTAGAAATAAAACCCATTCCTACTAAAGAGGCGGATGGTGTGGAAGATTGGACCAAAAATGATGCTGTTCGTGAACAAGCTATTTACGGTCATTGGGGAGTCGGAAAAGAAAAACAGGCAAATTATATGACTAAGGGTGTAGAAACTTTTCAGTTGCCGGGTCCGCCCAACTCAGGGAGGAACTCAGGACTACAGGAAAGTAAGCTCGCGGCAAGAGGAACAGCGACAGATGAAGCAGCTAGGAGAGAGAAACAACCACTAAGAGTATATCCAAAATATGGTACAGTATCGAGCCAAAAATTATCTGTGCCAATGGAGTCCGTAGAGCCTAATTTTAAAAGTATTCAAGTAGGTGAACTTGTTCCAATGTGGAATGAATTTTTTGAGAATATAGAAAATTTTGTAGTAATGGTTAAAGGATATACCGCCACATCAAGTAAATTTATTCAAGACATTATTGATGTGCTCCAAGGATTGATAACAGATTTAGAAAAGATGATTGCAACTATTGAGAAATTTTTAAAATTCTTTGAGGTAGATTTATCTAACGCTGGAATATATGCTCTTCATATAGAAAAACAGAAGAATGGTAACTCTGGGTTGGCAGCTGCGATAGTAGGTTCGACAGGATTACCTTCTAATTTAGGTTATGCTGCCGGTGTTTTATTTGTAGGAGTGGAAGTTCTTGGATTTAACGCTATTGATAGGTTAGCACCGATATTAATAGGATCGATAGAGAATAAGAGAATTGCAGGAAAATTAGATATAGGAGTAAGAGGAACTGTTTCGTTCGGTGGAGATGCCGGATCAGGAGGACTAGACTATACAGATTCCGATGATTTAGATCCTCACACATAATGACATTGGTTTTAACTAAATAATACAGAGGTAAATATGGCCACAACACACGGAAAAGAATACGTAGATTTTGATATGGACATGACAAGTCATCCTGCACATGGTGATCTAGTACAAGTTAAAAAAAATAATGTTATTAATAGGTCAATCAATAATATAGTAAAAACAAGTCCGTATGAAAGATTATTTCAACCTGATATACAAGGAGGAATATCTAATCTTTTATTCGAAAATTTTGGAGCCTTAACAGATTCAAGATTAGCCAGTGCAATAAAACATGCTATTGACACATATGAACCAAGAGCAATTGTACAAAAGGTAGATATTATTCGTATGGAAGAAGACAATGCATATCAAATTTATATAGAATATCAACCAGACAATAGTTCAGAAACGGCATCAACTGAAGTCTATTTGGAAAGGACATAGGACGACATGGCTAGCGTAGAAGGAAAGCTTAATGTATCAGAATTAGATTTTACTCAGATTAAGGAAAATCTTATAGGTTTTTTACAGAATCAAAATGAATTTGTTGGTTATAATTTTAGAGGGTCATCCTTTGATGTTCTTTTAGATGTACTCGCATATAATACACATTATAATGCATATTATGCCAACATGGTAGCAAATGAAATGTTTTTAGATTCTGCTACACTTAGAAATTCAGTAGTTGCTAAAGCAAAACATTTAGGATATTTACCACGTTCAGCAAAAGGATCAAAGGCGGTAGTAGACCTTACGATTACTCCAATGGGTAATCCTGCGGTTATAACTATTCCAAGATTTACACAATTTCAAGGAGATGTTGATGGTATTAATTATATTTGGTGTACCTCTAATTCACATGCACTTAATATTAATGCTAATCTCATCTATACCGTATCTGATGTTGAATTAACACAAGGAATACCTATTTCATATAGATACACAGCAGAAACTGCCGATGTAGACCAAAGATATCTTCTTCCAAATGCAAATATTGATACAGATACATTAACGGTAACTGTACAAACTTCTAAAACAGAATCGGCATCATTCGCGTATGATTTAGCAAATGATATTACTACTGTTAACTCTACTTCTAGACATTATTTTTTAGATGAAGTGGATGAGGGATTATATGAAGTACAATTTGGAGATGGAATATTAGGAAAAGAAGTATCAAATGGAAATATTATTACATTAGCGGGATTAGTAACAGACACAACTGCTACAAATGGATGTAAAAATTTCACTACTGTAGCCGATGTTGGTGGATATTCAAATGTTAAAATAGTTACTGTTGATGCAGCTGGAGGTGGAGCAGCCTCGGCTGATATACAAGAGATTAAATTTAATGCTCCTAAAAATTTTGACGCGCAAAATAGATGTGTTACAGTTTATGATTATATTAGTTTAATTAAAAGGGATTATCCTGCTGCACAATCTGTAGTAGCTTGGGGAGGAGAAGATAGTGATCCACCCATTTATGGAAAAGTATATGTTGCAATTAAACCAAGACAAGGAAATGTTTTATCTTCAGCAGCAAAATCTCGTATTGAAAAGGCAATATTATCTAAACGAAATGTTGTTGGTGTAACTTCTGTAGTTGTTGATCCAGATTATATGTATTTGGGAGTTGATACTACGGCAAAATATGATTCTTCTTTAACAGCTAATAGTGAAGCAGCACTTAAAGCGACTATAACATCTACAATTAAATCTTTTAGTGCAACAAATTTAAAAGATTTTGATAAGGCTTTTCGATATTCGAATTTGGTTAGATTGATAGACCAATCAGAAATTTCTATTGCAAGTAATCAAACTGCTATATCATTAAAAAGATATCTTTATCCTGCAATAGGACTTACTGCGGCATATACTTTAAAATTTTCTAATGAAATATATCATCCTTCTAATACTTTCTGGGGATCTATTACAAGTAGTAAATTTACATATCGTGACAACGCAAATACTGTATGGGAAGATTGTAGATTTCAAGATGAGAATGGATATATTCAAGTATATAGAAAATTTGGATTAGAAAGAATTCTTGTTGCAAATAATGTAGGAACAGTTACTTATTCAGTTGGTCAAGTAAACCTTACTGGATTTTTACCGGAAGCTATAGGGACTATCATCACCGGAAATACTGAACCTATGACCATTTCTGTTATTCCTGCATCATCAGATATTAAACCGGTACGGGAACAAATTTTATTAATGGAAGATAATGATATTAATGTTACTATGTTAGATGATTCTCCTTCTGGAACATATATTTCTGGAGTACATAGTACTGTAGATGGTTCTACCCTCCGTACTGGATATGAGACAAAATAAATGGCGTATGAGAAAAAAATAAAAGAAAGACAAGATGTTTCAACATTAATAGAAACTCTTGTTCCTGAATTTATAACTGCTGATCATCCGAAGATGAAACTCTTCATTGAGAAGTATTATGAATTTATGGAATCTCATCAGGTTTATTTTGAAGGAATAGCATTTAATGAATATAAACTTGTACAAGAGGGGATAGATGACGCCTCAATAGAGCCAGACTACTGGATTTTTGAAGATGAAATAAATACTGAATTGATGCCAGATGGCAATAAGAATGAACATTTTGATCCGCGTGTTCTAGAAGGTGCAGTAGTAAATCATCGTATTCAATTAGAAACAGAACGAGATACTACAAAAGATGATGAATTATCATTTATAATAGGTGAAACTGTTTACGGTAATACTACTGATGCAGAAGCAGTTGTTACTGGTGTATCAGGAAAAACTATTGCCTATTTAAAGCCCACCACTAATACCAATTTCACATACGGAGAAGAACTTACAGGAGTAGATTCTCGTGCTTGGACTACCTTTGCAAACGGTGTTTTAGCAGGAGTTTTTCCTGATGGTTCTGTAGAAGGTTTTAGAACAAGGGGCCCAGTTGCTGCTACAAAAGAATTAAGTGAATTTGCGGATATTGATAGAACATTAGAGGGTCTTATTGATGATTCTTGGAAGAAAGAATTTTATACTCATGTTCCAAAACAAGCAGCAACAGATCGGAGAATGCTTCTTAAACAAATGAAAGAAGTATATCGGTCGAAAGGTGGCGAGGCTTCTTACGATTGGTTATTTAGAGCAATCTTTGCATCACAGGAAGTAGATTATTACTATCCTAAAGATGATATGATGAGATTGTCAGACGGTAAATGGACAAAAGATAAAACAGTTAAAATTTTAACAGATAC